CTAATCCTGAAGCTCGTACCGCTACTTCTACCGCAATTAGTGAAGCGCTAAAACAATTTGCTAATGAGCATAATAATGAATTTAATGCAGTAGTAGCTACTATTGAACGATTAGAAAAGGCCGATGAGGCCGCGGAACGTGCAAGAAATGCAGTTCTCTCTATGGAGAAAAAAGAAACCGAACAACGTAAGCGTAAGGTTACTTCTTCTGATAAGTTCAAGGATTGTGAAAAACACGGCCAAGACTCAATGCTTATTATTTGTGAAGGTAATTCTGCACTTGGTGGTTTGATGCCAGCGCGTGATGTAAAGACAGAAGCACTTTATGCCGTGCGTGGTAAAGTAAAGAATTTAATGAAGCATCCACTAGAAGAATGTCTAGAAAATCAAGAGGTATCTGATATTATTATGGCGCTTGGGTGTGGTATTCAAGAACGTTATAATGAGAAGAAACTTAATTATGGGAAAGTCGCAATTGCAACAGATGCTGATGTGGATGGATATTCTATTATGTGTCTAATTGCAACTCTCTTCTATGTACTAATGCCTAAATTCATTGAAGAAGGACGACTTGGCTGGTTACGCGCGCCGCTTTACAGATTAAGTAAAGGCAAACAGCATGTATATGCTTATGATGAAGATGAACTTGCTGAATTAAAGAAAACTCATAGTGGATGGGAGCAAAGCCGCTACAAGGGGTTGGGTGAGATGGTAGCAGAAGATATGGAAGAATCTATGCTACATCCTGTAAATCGGCGTTTGGATATTCTTACTATTAACGATGCTGAACTCGCGGCGGAATCACTAAAGATGCTAATGGGCACTGAAGTCGATGGACGTAGGGATTTCTTGTTTGATAATGTTGATTTTAATATTTTGAATAGTTGAGGTTATTATGGCTGTTTGTGGTATTTATAAAATTACAAATAAAGAAACTAATGAATGTTATATAGGACAATCTATTGATGTTTATGGACGATTAAAGCAGCATAGTTCAAATAAGTATGATGAAAATGATTGGCATCAACGCTTTCAAAGATATCCTGAATTATATACTTTTGAAATTTTAGTGAGATGTAAGCCAGAAGATCTTAATGATGAAGAAGCATATTATATTTATAAGTATAATAGTGTAAATAATGGCTATAATAAAACAAAAGGTAATCATAGTCCATTTACTCAAATGCAGCAAGAAGAACAATTAAACAATAAAATTATTCAAGAGGATATAGTTGAAGAAAGTTTATTTCAAAATGTTTCTAATATTAATTTTGATAATACAGACATATTACTTACGTTAAATCCAGTATTTTTTTTAAATAATACAAATCAATTAAATAGTTCTGATTTAGACTTATTATTATATTATGTTTATACTAATTTAATAAATTATGAACCTTATCCAGCACACTATTTGAAACTATTTAATAAGAAAGATAAAGGCGGTTTTGGTTATCATCAATATACTGAAAGTAATAATAAATTAATAAAATTAGGATTAGTTAAAGATAATAAACCTATAGAAGATATTATTACTAGTAAATATACTGTCAGAATTAATTTTAAACAATATATAAATTTAAAATCCGAGCCCAGTAAATATAGTCTAGTATTTCTATGTTTAATAGAATATTTTAAAAAATATAATAAAAGAGTTATGACTTTTAAAGAATTACCTTTTAGTTATCAAAAACCAGCGGATACTATACGTCATATTCTTAAACCTACTATAGAATTATTAAATAAATATTATTATATAAAACCTATTACATATCAGATCTTAAAAAGGGGACATGTTAATGATAAAATAATATTTAATATTTAATAATTGACAAATAATAAAATTTATTTTATAATTATTACAGAAAATGAAAGGAATTTTATTATAATGACTAAAGCAGAAAAATTTATTCAGCTGGCTTCGCCTAATGAAAATGGTATCTCTCGCTGGGTAACACGAGAAGAATGGGAAGAAGCAGGATTAGCTCATAATAATGGCGGTGATTGGAATAGAAGTGATGGACCACTAGCAAAAAAGTATATTATAGAGAAGCAGTATACAACTTCTGGTATACGTAAAATTGCCGCAATTAGACTAAATGGATTTAATACTGAAAAAATTCGTGATCATGTAATTAATCCATCTATCAGACAAACTGTTGTTAGTCGTCCGAGTGTTATTCTCTATGTTCATTCTCAAAATGAATGTGATCATAAAGACGGACGTTATTCTGAGAAAGCTGTTAATATAGATCAATTTCAATGTTTAAGTAAAGCAGAAAATGATGCTAAAAGGCAGCATTGCAAAAATTGCCGTAATTGTAACAAACGATTTGATGCAAAAGTACTTGGATATAAAGTGGGATGGATAAAGGGAGATGAAGATAGCAATTTTTGTGAAGGTTGCTATTGGTATGATCCTTATAAATTTAATGAGGTGATTTCTAATAATGTCAAAATTAATTAAATATACAAATGAATCTTGCTTCGATTTTCTTCCAAAAATTGAAGCTAAATCTATTGATTTAGTTTTAATAGATCCGCCATATGAAATATCTCGAGATACAAATTTTCAAAATGGTGAATTAACAGGTACTGATACTGATCGTTTTAGAATTTCAATGGATTTTGGCGATTGGGATAAAAATTTTACAGGTCTAGAAGAAGTATTTAAACAAAGTTATCGTATCTTGCGTGATGGTGGAACAATGATATGTTTTTATGACTTATGGAAGATTGAAACTATAAAAGCTTATTATGATAATAATAAATTTAAACAAATTAGATTTATTGAATGGTTAAAGACCAATCCAGTTCCGATAAATAGTAAAATTAATTATTTATCTAATGCAAGAGAAGTTGCAGTATTAGGGATTAAGAAAGCAAAGCCTACCTTCAATAGTTCATATGATAATGGTATATACAATTTTCCAATTTGTCATGATAAAGGTAGATTTCATCCTACTCAAAAACCATTAGAACTAATAAAAACATTGATTTTAAAGCATAGTAATGAAGGTGATACAGTACTGGATTGTTTTAGTGGAAGTGGAACAACAGGTGTTGCTGCTTTAGAAACAGGACGAAATTTTCTTGGGTGTGAAATAAACCCTGATTATTTTGAGCAATCAAAAGTAAGAATTGAAGCAACTGCAAACTAAGAGGAATAGGAAGTGAGAATATGATTAAGAATGTAGACTTTCAAAAGACAACCGAAGAAGCGTTTCTAAAATATGCGGCATCGGTGGCTCAAGAACGTGCACTACCGGATGTACGCGATATGCTAAAAATCGGTTTGCGGCAAGGTCTATATGCTCAGTTTACGAATAAGCTCACTCATAAGGATAAGTTTCAGAAGGCGCAAAAGAGCGTAGCTTCAGCCATGTCTCAATCATATGTTCATGGCGATGTAGCAATGTATGATGCTCTTATTCGCGCGGCAAGGCCATGGTCAAGCCGCTATCCGCTAGAAGATGTACAAGGTAGCTATGGTAATCCTTCATCTCCTGATAGTCATGCAGCTGCTCGTTATGTAGAAATGAAGTCCAGCGAAGTTTCAGACTTCATGTTTGATGGATTAAAGAAAAATGCTATTATAGAATGGTATTGGAATTATGATGATTCAGAACAAATTCCATCAGTATTCCCATCCATTGGTTATTGGAATATTGTAAATGGTTGTCAAGGTATTGCAGTGGCAATGGCAACATCTGTACCTCAGTTTAATCTTAAAGAAGTTAATGATGCTCTTATTAAAATCATTAAAAACCCTTCAGTTAGCTTTGATCAAATTTATTGTGCTCCAGACTTTGCTACTGGCGGTATTCTTACAAATGCTACTGAAGTAAAAGATAGTTTGCGAGTGGGGCGTGGTAAATCTATACGCTTGCGCGCGAAAATGACTTATCAGCCTAAAGAAAATATGCTTCAAGCAACAGAACTTCCGTATGGAGTATTTACTAATACTGTAATGGATCAGCTTGCATCATTGGTTAATGAAGATCCAGATTATGGTATTGATAAGGTGATTGACCATACAAAGAAAACTGCAGATATTCGTATTTATCTTTCCAAAGGACAGAATCCAGATAAGATGATTGCTAAGCTATATCATGACACTTCACTTGAAAATCACTTTTCTATAAATATGATTCTTTTGGATAAAGGACGATTCCCAAAAGTATTTGGTTGGCGCGAAGCGTGCGATGCTTATATTACTCATATTAGAGAATGTAAGCGTAATATGATTGAATTTGATTTAAATAAAGCGCTTGCGCGCGAAAACATCATTAATGGATTACTAATTGCCTTAGCAAATATTGATGATATCGTTGCTATTATCAAAGGTAGTGATAGTCCAAAGGATGCCGCGGCAGCATTGATAGCAAAATACAAATTCAATAAAGAGCAGGTTGATGCGATTTTAGCTATGAAGCTATCCTCTCTATGCCGACTTGACGGCGTAAAATTAAATGATGAGCTAGCAGAACTTACTAGGTTTATTGCGGACTGTCGGTACCTATTATCTGAACCTACCGCTTTAGATGAAAAATTAATTGAAATACTAAATTTAGTGTCTCAAAAATTTGGCGATGCCAGACGGACGCAAGTCACTGATACACTTGGTGATGAAGAAGAGCCCGAAGAAATTAAAGAACAAGATGTTGCTGTTATTTATAATGGAAAAACAATTAAGCTTGTTGAAAAAGGTAAAGAAGTGAAATTTAAACAAACTATTATATATACAACAAATCTTGGTTCACTTACATTGATTACTGATGCAGGAAAGATGTATAATATTTCTCTTAGTAAGTTAAAGTTGGATAAAGAGTATAAGATAGCCGATATAGCTGATATTGGAGGAGAACATCCGCGCCTACTAATTGATACTATGAGTTTTAATGCTTATAAGTCTTTAACTTGTATTACAAAGAAAGGCTTTATTAAAAAGAGTCACATTGGTGAATATACTGCTCGTGCGAAAAAGGGTGTAGCAATTAATAAAATGGATGATGATGATAGTATCGTAGAAGTTATTTTAAGTAGCGATGACGATGATAAAGTTGTTATTATTGGAAATAATGATTATTATAATTGTTATCCATTGAGCGAAATTAGTTATACTGGGCGCATGACAAAAGGCGTTAAAGCAATTAAACTTGAAGCCGAAGGATTCGTAAAAGAAGCTAAGTGGGTAGGAGATTCTGAATATAAAATTACCGGTCGAGCGGTAAAAGGAGTAAAGAATGGATAAGAAATATGTAACATTATTTAAAGATTTGGCGCAGGCGACTGCGGCTTCCGCCGAATAGGTAATGGATTATAACAGAAACAAGAATGATGAAAAGGGTCTGTCTACTGCTACTATTATGCGTGATGATTTCCAAGCATTAGTAGATGCTATTAAGGAGGCAGGAGATGATTATGCTCCTACTCATTCTGAAGCAGCACGACTATTAGTTGGCGCGATGGTGCTGGTAAATCAGCTACAAGATAAAGTAAATGCTCTTCGTAAAGCTATTACCGGCTACCAGACAGATGTAATTCCCAAGCTACAAGAAATTGTAAACAAAGCAGGTTCAGATGATGAGCTCGCGCGAAAAATGGCAAACGAAAAATTTATTATTGAAGAAAAAGAATAATTGTTTGACATTTTGTAAAATCTAATGTATACTATATGTAGAAAAAGAAAGTAGCCCGTGTGCGGGATGAAGTAATCTAAAGTACAATTGAATAAAATAACAAATAAATCTATACAAGATATAAAAAAGGAGAAATGCATATGACAATGAATTCAGAAAAGGTGTTAAATTTTCTAAAGGAACATTATGGTAATGAGTATAGTAAGAAAGAAATTTCTGAAGCACTAGGAAT